ATCATCTTGCCCGAGTCACGCCAGAGCCAATCTCCATATAATCCTACATTCTTAGAGTCGCCAATCCAGTGAAATGTCTTATCTGGATAGCGAACCTTTGCAGCGATAGGTCGACGATTCTTGTCGTAATAATAAGCTAGATGGGCTGGGCTACTATTATGTTCACCAAGGCGGTATCCCCATTTCGAAGAGGTTTCTTCGGTGATACGCCTCGATGATATAGCTCTTGTTTCGCCTTTGATCTTGAGTACTTCTTTTTGTTCTGAACTACCCGTTGTCGATAAAGGGGCGACCCAAGACGTTTCGCCATTGGATTCTTTTTGCTCATAATAGTCACACCCAAAACAATATCCGTGTCCATCATCATATCTGGCTAAGTTATCTTTAGAGCCACAGCTCGGACACGGTTCGTGATTAGTAAACTGGGACTCTTCCATATCACTCCTTTAGCCAGTTCAAAGGCAACTCACTGTTCGAGTATGGGAAGCCATTACGATCTGCCCACATCCCGTAGGTGGTTTTACTTTGTTTGGATATTTTTTGATTTGCGTTTGAAAAGATAAACCTGATGTCTAAATCAGGATGCTGGTCTTTGACCAACAGCATCTTCTGACGATCAGCCGTTAAAAAACGACCTTTAGTCTCAATGATGATACCGTTGGGTAAAACGAAGTCTGGGGTGTATTTGGACTTTTTTGCAGGACGAAGATAATCAATCTTCATCTTCTCATACTCAAAGTCGACACCACGTTCAATCAGCTCCTGAGCTATACGTTCCTCAAGACCTGATCTGAACCCGTTACCTGTTTTGTTTGCCCATCCACCAGCATTAGAAGAAGTCAGACGCTTCTTCCTGCGTAGTGTTGGCATCGGTTTCCCCGTTTGTTTTTACTGGTTCTGTATCAAAGACAGCTTCTTCGCCTTCTCCGAATGGGTTACCCCCATTACCCTCGTATTCTACGAGTTCCTCAATAAGTACGCTTAGAGGTTGGAGTGATACGCCTTTTTTCTCCGCTTGCCAGCAGTACATATCAAACTGTACTTTCATGGCTGATCCACCACCTATACTCTCAGTGCGGTCATCAGTATTACGGAAGAAAATCTTTGGACGACGATCCCACAGGTCACCATCTTTCTTCATTTTGTTGGAAACTCTGATTTTGATAATGACATCACCTGTCTGGTTGCCATTGTCATCTTCTTCGAACTTCCACATGGAATTGTCGTTTTTACTTGGTGCTTTTCCTGTCCATTCTTTATAGACAGATGCCAGCTCTTCCATTAACTCTTTCGCTTCCTCAACAGGAACACGGAGGTCAGCCTTATATTGGCCTAGTTTGTTGTACTTTGTGTCAGCTCTGACAAGACGAGGGTAAAAAGCTTTACCTGTCATAGTCATGCCTGAGTACTTTCCAGATTTCTCAGTCAGATACTTCATCTAAATCCTCAATTAGGTAGAAAGTTGTAGCGTAGCTTGCAATAAACTGTAGCTGACGCTGGGTTAATACGACGGACTGAGCTATGAGACCTTCCTTATCTGTAAGTTCTCCAGCCTTTACATCCTCTTCAGTGGCTTTTCTGACTTGCATGAGCATGAACTTGTCATCCTCAATAATGTAGCCCATCATGGTTGGAATGCAGTTGTCGTGGGTGTCATCGTAAACTTCGTACAGATTGGCTAGTGTGATGTCCGTCTGTTCAGTTTTCTTTTTCCAATAAGATTTGAAATCAATCACGTTAGATGTCATCATAAAGCCGTTGCAGGAAGTGTTCACAAGTGTAAGCGTCCTGAGCCGCTAAAGCAGGGTAAAGACGCTCGAAGGTAGCCCGATTGACCCCGTTTAGGGACTCTCGGTGGTTGTACGCAGTGCGAATAATTTCCACTACGGGGTGTAATTGGTCGAACATTTGATTCATTTCCGAAAGTTTCCTTCTAGTATGGGCGGTAAGTTGTAAGGGTCTCGTATATGTAAGTATTATGAAAAGAAAAATTCACTGTCAGAAACCCCCTGAATATCCAAGTTACCTTTGGATGGCGGTAAGTCATGCTCGAAAGGCAAAGCTTCATGTAGTTGAGCCAGAGGGTCTGAATGTACATACATAGAAATGAAGCTTGGCTTCACACAGCTATCGATGAAGGTTGGCATATGTGCAGCGTGAACTCCGAAGCTGTCATGGATCATAGCATAACTATTAATCCCAACTCCAAGCCCATCAAGTACAGCCATACGCAAATGAGTAGCATCGAGAGAGTGAACAAAATTAGGCGCAACAGATAACGCCATGTCTTTTGAATCAAGTTTGGGTGTATCTTCATAGTATGTAAGTCTAACCCTTCCGTTCATGTAAGTATCTTGGCGCATTTGTTTCTGTCCTGCTCGGTACTGTACCACCTGAAAACCATCTGGTGTCGTCCATGTCATACGTTTGTCGTATCCAGAACATTCCAGCTTGTTATGGTATTTAGTCCACTCACGGGCAACAGAAGACAGCCAGTCCATAGCCACTTTACCCTTAACAACCACCTCATCGATGGCTGCCCAGATGTATCTGGCAAGTAGTACGACCATCGCTTGATCCTGCTTGGCAATCCACATCCTTTTATGTCCAGCTTTCAGCTTATCCATATAAGCTTCTCGGGTGTACTCCATACAGCTCGAGAACTTACCAGCATAGGGGATCACCATTGTCTGACGCTTGGTCATTTTTCGGTCTATACCAAAGTTAACCCAAAGCATGGATTCTGGTGAACCATCAGCAATCAGCATACGCTTGGCAACGTCAGCCACATCAGCATAGATATCCTGACGTTCTAATCCTGGTATTAGATTTACAGATTTACCCCCGACTTCATCTCTAAGCATAGCTGAGTAATGCTGTAGTCCTGAACAGGTAGCATCTACATGACATGGAAAATGTGAATAGAACACCTCACCACGCTTATCAGCCTCAATCAGGTCTGCCCATTCCATAGCGAATGATAAGAACATGAAAGGTTCATCGGCATCCAACCACTGCTGGTTGTTACGCCAATCCCTACCACACTCAATAATCCATTCCTCGTTTGCCACAACCCAATCAGCTCGGTCTTGGAGAGATACCTTATCGTTACCCCATGCGTTTGCCCCAGCTACTGCCAGCCACGCAGCTTGCTCCATATTTTCTATGGCTACACCGTCAGCAAACTCGAGCATCGATTTACCAAAGTCTGCCGCCTGTGGGTTGAGAAAGGCTGGTAATGGATATGCCCGACCCCGTACATCTAGATTGTGCGGAAAGAATATCTGGTGAAACTGCTGGAACTTCCGAGCAATAGACAGCGTAAAGACAACTGACAGTCGCTTTGATATATCCTGACGGTTTTGGTCACGGATCAGAAATACATCTTTGTTATGAGCTTTTCGTACTTCTTCGTCGGTGTCATAAGTAGGTGGCTTTGGTGGAAGCTCGATTGCATCCACGGTTGGTAGACCTCCACGGTCACCGCCCAGCTCATTAAAGACGTAATCCAGAGCATCCACCATGCGACGCTTAACACGCCAAGGGGTCTCCTGTATGGCGTTGATGGGTGGCAGGATACGCTCCCAATCCATCCGTAACATACGCTCGACATCCCTCTTACCAGCACCTTTTATGATGCTGTATTTTTTTACCCTGCCTTTGTTCAGGTATCCACCTTTGAACAGGTTGTACTCAGCAGACCACGGGCGAGGCTTGACGACCATTGGTAGGTACAACGTGAAGTCTAGTACAGATCGCCTACAGGTTTTTTCTACATGGTCTACCAGTTCAGGGGTAGGAACTATGTAGGTTTCTGTGTGGTCATACTGGATGAGGGCTGTGGCCTCTCTAAAGAGGTTCATCATAGCATACCCAATCAGCAGGCACTCTCTTTGAGACCACCCACGCCATTCTACCTGTTCAGCATCAAAGTACATACGATAGGTACGCATACGCCATGACGTTGGGTAGGTACGCTTGTCCATGTCTTTGGTAATCTTATCCAACAGGTTCTTACGTTCTTTAATTGAACCAAAGAAAGCTAAACGCCACTCAGTGTGGATAGCATCAACAGATTTAATACAGAAGCTGGTACGCTTGATTGGTTTAGACGAAAACAAAGGTATTAAATTAAACACCTGTTTGACATATAGGTAAGAGATTACCTCTGGATTAAGACCAGTCTGCCTTAGATACTCAGCAGCTCTAGCACCCCTACCGCCACTCTTCCTAGACAGGAACGAGATTAAAGCTTCAGTGAACTTACGCTGGGCTGAAGAGACATACCTACTACCTATCTTACTTTCAGACCAAGCTCCCCTAGAGTTAGACTCTAAGTTATCTTTAGTCATTCTAGTTTGAGCACTAGTATAGATATCTTTTTCTAATTTATCCTGTAAGACGCTATTACTAAAGTCATCACTACAGTTTAACTTATAGTTATACTCTTGGTTCATCTTCAGATTCTCCTCTTCCCTTCTAGTATGGGCGGTAAGTTCAGATACAGTGTGCCTCGGCATACAAGTCTCCTGTGTATATGTAAGTAATAGGGTATCGTGAAGCCCCTGTAGGATATACAAAGGCTAGACATTGTTTAGGTATGTGTAAGAGAGTCTAAAGGGATTTTAAGACTCTTGTGTAGATGGTGGGGACACCCAGACTTGAACTGGGAAGGCTTGTTCAGCCGCAAGATTTTAAGTCTTGTGTGTTTACCAATTTCACCA